CCAGCTTTGATGTTCCGGGCGAACGGCTGCCCCGGCGCAATGAGGTACTGCTGGTCAAACACCGCGGTACCGGTGAACTTCAAGCCAACGAGAACACCGTGAACATCAACCCCGGCGGAGTAGCCGAAAAAGTACAGTCGGACCTTCTTGCCTGCGGCCGGCGTGTACACCGTGTTATCACCCGATGCCGCGATGGTCATCGTGCCTTTCGGAAGCAGCATGTCTGCTTCGGTGACGGACATCGGTAGCCCGTTTGGGCCTGTGACAACGAGTGGCCCATCGGGGGTGCCGGAGCGCACAAAGCCGCGATCGTTTACATCGGGCAAAGCGGCCCTCCCCTGGTCTAGAACGACCGTTGCACCCCTGAGCAATAAAGCCTCGGGGGTGCAACGTGAGAACTACTGGACGTTGATGCTCTTGACCTTGGAATGCGCCCGACGATGGTCGGTGCCAAGGTTGCCGTACCACGCGGCGCGGGCCGTGAACGCATCCTCGTTCTGGACCCATGCGAGCACGTCGCCACCAGTCGTCTGGTTCTGCCAAGCGATATCGCCGGCAGACACCGTGAACAGGTTGCGCTTGGACAGGAAGTACATCACTCCTGTCGGGCAGTCCGGGTCGGCAACAACCGGGAGGTTGTTGAACAACGGACCATCGACCGTGCCCGAGGCAAGGTTGCTGTCACCAGCGAACCGGACCTGGGACTGCAGGAGGTTGTAGTAATCCTCCTGATGGTTCAGGGACGTGATGATCAGGTCCGGCTTGCCGCCGTACTGACGTGACCCACGGTACGCACGCTGCATCTGCGACCTCGAAAGGTTCGCTGCCGCAGCATCGATCTCGGTTGATGCCCACGTCGACTCGCTCGACTGAGCGATACCAGCAAACGAGCCGGTCGCCTTGACGAGGTTGCCGAGCCCGTTGGACTCGTAGGCCGTGGTGCCGGAACGGTTCGACGCACGAGAGATAAAGCTCGTTGCCGAAGTCGTCACAGCCGAATCGATCGTGATCGTGGAGCTCGTACCGGCCGAGCTGACAGCGGTGATCTTGGCGTCCTGAACAACGGACACCTGGTTGGCGGTCGTGCCGATGTCGATGTACTCACCGACCTGCAGCCAGCCGCGATCGATGACGTCCGCAGCCTTCTGCGTCGCCTCAAGCACAACCGTCGTGCTTGATGTCGTGGTGCCACACCCGATGATCAGGGCGTCACCGTTGGAGTAGAGCTGACGCTGAATGTCCTTCGTCAGATCCACCAGGCCGCGGGACACTTCGTCATCGATCTCGCGGACCGCGGCCTGACGAGCCGTTGCCATTTTCGCGATCGTCGTACCGAGGATCTTGAGCTGCAGATAGCTCGCGGTGTAGTCGAGGGTCCAGCGCTTCGTCTGCTGATGACCAGCAGCCCCGAGGGTGCCACCGTTCAGTGAGCGGGACGAAACACCAACGTTCCGGCCTGTACGGATGAACCCGACCGCGAGGTTACCCACGCTGTCGTGATAATCCGTGGTCCGTTCGATCTGCGAGTACAACAGTGCATCATCGAACATCTGCGACTCGATGTTGTCACTGACGTACACCTCCTTGAGGAGGTTCTGAACCGCGGTGATATCCGCGGGCTGCGCAACCTGCGCCATGATTTGCTCCTGGTTCTTTTAGGCGGAGCCATAGGAACGATTCACGATCTCGTGAGCGAGAGCGCGACGTGCCTTGGGATCTCCTAGAGGGACACTCGGCGTGCCCGACTGACCAGTGGCGGGGGGTTGAGGAACATCCGTCTTTGTCGCGCGGTAGCCCTTGATGATCTCGTCGCGCTCAGCGGCGTAATCAGCAAAGGCCTGCTTGACATTGGGCTGCCCATCCTCCCCCGGAGGGGTGGCGAGCGCGTTGTTGAAAATCAGATTCCGTGCGCGGTCCGTCAACTCGATGCCAAGAGCCTTGGCTTCAGCGGCGATGCCGGCGTCGATCGTCTTTTCAAGCTGGTCCAGTTGCGCTTCCTGCCGTTCTTGCGCTTGCTGGGCCTTGAATGCCTCCCACTCCTGAACCGTTTGCTGCACAGGATCGGGAACATCGGTTTCCTCGGTGTTCCCCGCCGGCAACTGCCACCCGAACTCTGCGAGCAGAGTGGCTAGTGCTTCGGGATCATCGGACTGCAAGGCCTGCTCGTAACGAGCGGCTTGCTGCTTGATCTGCGCGAGTTCCTGCGAGGTCTTGGTGTACGTCGACTGGACATCCTTGTACCGCTTTTCCCAGTCGCCACCCTCAACCTCTTGGGGTGTCTCGGACGGATCTGTGCCCCCGTCAAGAACGGGGGGCTCGGTAATGCCCGGCGTGTCCAAAATGGGTGCCGGTACTTCTGGCTCATCAGCCATGAACTGCTCCCTTGTGGATGGCCGGTCCCTGACGGGGTGTCGGCCGATTGGCACCCCCGAAGGGGCGCAAAGTCTCTAGTTGCCGATCGCGGGCAAAGACGGCATCGGCTTGATGCTCGGCTTTGCGGCATTGGCCGCGCCCAGCGATTCGGCCTGCGCGTTCTGCGCCGCCAACGCCTGCGCGTCAGCTTCGGCCATCAACTGCTCATGCTGTTCCGCATGAAGCTCGGCGGCCTCCTGGACCTGCGGTGGTGACGACTCGAAGCTCTCGCTCAGCATCCAAGTGTGTAGGACGCCGAGATGGACTTTGTGGTCATCGAACGGTTTGGCGATCGGGACCTGACCACCCGGCAACCTCGGGTCACCCAGCCCGATCATCTGGTGAATCTCGCGCTGCTGCTTGGCTTGGTTCATCTCATAGTTGAGATTCAAGGCCTCCAACGTCCCGGAGTCCATTGCTGCCAACCCTTCAGGCTTATCGATCCAGCCAAGCTGCGCGTACGTCAAAATCTTCTGTTCCATCGACTCGCGCGTACGCGCCTCAATCGATCCGGGCTGCACATTCACGTCGAGCTGGTCGCGGAGGTCGGCACCCTTGAAGTCGGGGATGAAGTCCAGTCCCATGAGGCCGCCTTGGATGGCGAGTAGCTGCGGCTCGGTGAAGTACTGCTGCACGAACCACAGCAGTGTTTTGCCGAGGTCGCCGTACACGTCGGCGAGTGCCTGAACGATGAACTGGCGTCGCAGGTTGTCGCGCTCCAACAACACGGAGATGGCTTTGCCAGCTTCAATACCGGATGGGACGCCTCGCTGACTGGAGATTTCCTCCATGTCCGCGATTGCCTGATCAGCCATCCTGAACAACGAATCGGGGATCGGTGGGACGGGCATCATCTTCACGTCGTCCGCCGCGCCCCGCGCCCTGAAAATCGCCCCGGGCTCATTCGTGCGCTGATCCCGCAGCCCTGCGGGACCGGTCACCCACTGCGGAGCCAGAGCAAGGTTTTTCCACTCGATCGCCTTGTTGATCGCATCGTTCAACGTCCGCTGCGGATCAACCAGATGCTCCACCAAACCCATGTCACGGTCACGGTCAGGTGTCGGGAAGTACGCGACCTTCAAGATGCACGGCAACACACCATCCGGCCCCCTGAGGCCAGCCGGATACGGCTCCGGTGGAGTGATGACCTTGTTGTTAGCGATCATCAACCGGCGACCCAACGTGTTCGACGCTGTTGGTCGCTCCAAGTACTCCGTGACGATGACCATGTCAGCCTTCGTAGTCGACCTGTTCATCTGACCATCAATGAACGAGCCGTGCCCCTGCGCGTCAGGTCGTAGCTCGGTGCCGTTGAACCCGGGCAGCAGCTTCACATCATCGATCGGCATGGCCTTATCGATCGCGAGAAACGACGACTTTTCAAACCGGACGCCCGGCTGCCAGTAAACCTCATCCGGCCCAAGAGCTTCAAGACAGAGAGCCCCGGTGTACAACTGGGGTCCCTCAGGGTCATTCGGATCGGGTGGCAACGGGTCGCCGGCCTTCGCGTTCCACCATGGTCGAAGGAACCCTTCACCACACACAACGGCGTAGGTGTACGCCTCAACCATCCTTGCGCGAATGTTCAGGGTGTCATGGAGGTACTGCAACACCCGTTCACCCAATCGGGCGGCGTTGATGTCCTCCGGCTCCGTCGTTGACGGGGTGACGTCGTACTGCGGAATCCGCTGCGTCGCCATCGACACTTCCGACGTGACATAGCCAAGGATGCGATTACGCACCGTCCTGGCGCGATACCGCGGCTTGGCACCCCACTCGCGGGTTTCGAGCTCCGCAACCCGGTTACTCGTGGCGTCGCGATAAACGAACTGGCGGCCCTGCCAAAACGCGATGCACTCCGCCCACCCCGGCTTCAACGAGTTATGGCGTGCACGGGCCTTCTCAAGCTTCTTCTGGACAGAGCCGTCAACCGCAATGTCAGCCGGACGGCCTATGGCTTCGCGAACACTGTCCAGCAACGCCATCAGTGACCGAAAGCCACAACCTGCGCCGTAACCGCCGACAGATCCGTGGTATTCGCGACCTCAGCCGCCGCCGTGAACGCCTTGAGCTTCTGGTTCGTGATGTCATAGAACACGGCTGTGACGGACCCGGTGCCGGCAACCTGCACCTGGGCTTCAGCGAACACAACGGTGTTCAACCCCAAATCAGTCGGTGTCAGTGCTTCGCCGCCGGTCGGGTAGGACGAGTCGAACACGACCTTCGTGACGGTGCAACGCTTCTGCCCCGGAACGAACGGGGTAACAACCGCGGTGTTAGTGAGCGACATCTAGGAACTCTCCAGTGGGTTGGGGTCGATCAAGGTCAGCTTCGGACTCGTAGAGCCGCTCGAGGTCCGTGTCAGGCAGGCTTTCGGCAACCGCGACTTCGGGTGCCTGAATGCGATTCAGTAGGTCGGCGCGTTCTAGGCGTTCACGGATGTCACGGTCACGAATGACCCAGCAGAACAACACGACCGTCGCGAGCTCGACAAGCCATGGGGTCATCCGACATCCCAGATCCGTAGGTCTGCGGTACCGGTCGCGACGATGGCGAAGATCGCCCCGGTGTAATCACGATCCGTGAACACACCATTCGGCTGTATGGGAAACCCAGTGGACGTCGTGATCGCGGCGGTTTTGCCGATGAACACGGCGGCGGCACCGTTGTTCGCAATGTCAATCCTGACCCGGGAGTCACGCGAAGCAACGACCTGCGCCGCGGTACCTGTCGCCTGGGTGCCGGGGACTCCGGCTGTGAGGACGTCTGTTGCGACGATTTCTTGTGAGGCCTGTGGTGTCACTCCTGGCCCCTGGCGATCTCGTTCGGAGTGTCGACCTGCTCAGCCTGACCGCTGTAGCGCAGTTCGTCTTTGGCGTCGGCGTCGGACAGGATCGGTTCGGTGTTGATGACCTCGATCGGCTCGTCCACTTCGGGCTCAACCTCTACCGGCTTCTTGGGTGCCGCCTTACGTGCGGGCTTCTTAGCTGCTGACGGCACTTGCAAGCTCCTTCTTCGGTCGACCGGGCTTGTTCCTCACCGTCGCGCCAAGAGACTCGATGGTGTACTTCGCTGACTCCTTGAACTTCCGCAGCTCCAACACTTCAGCCTCAAGCGCGGCAAGCGACTCGCGCATTTCCTGCGTCTGCTCATCCGTTGCCTGTTCGGGCTCTACGAGGCCAACAATGGCCCCGATTTCTTTGCATACCTGAATCGACATGTAAATCCGGCCGGCGTGATCGAACGTGAACTCACGCTGAAAATCGACCATCGGCCCGTTCCCCGTACCCGAGAACATGCACTGGGCGGGTGTGAGCGTTGCTCGCTCCACGATCTGAGCATCCATACGAACCTCTCTTTAGGTCATTGCGCCAGTGACAGGCACCGGGCCGTCACGGCCAAAAATGGGTGGTGGCCATGCCTGATCAGGCATCCGGCCAAGCGGTGCTTTGACGGTCTGTTCGGCAGGCCAGTACGGCAGGAACATGCATGCGTACCGCAGGGCGTCACACAAATGGTCGCGGCGCTTGATGACTTTGAATGCCTCATCGGTGTTCTCGCGGTCCTCCGCGGCGTACTCATCGATCTCATCCCTGAGAAACACACAGTTCTTCGCACACAGAAGCATCTGGTCGGCGAGGCGGCCGCGGATTTGTTGCACACCAGCCTCGACAGCGTTCTGACCGTGAGTGGCATAAATGCCGAACCGCTGAAGCTCGCCCTCCACGCTCTCGGCGTTCACCATCGAACGGTTCCGCGCGGAAGGATCGATGACGTAGGTGGGGTCTTTGATGCCCCACTTGGCGTTGACGGCGGCGATGCCTTCGGCGTACTGCTTCGGCGTCTGATCGTGAAGTAGAAGTTCATCGAAGATGAATGCGCGGCCGTCCGTGTCAAACGCAACCCACACAAACGCCGCGTTCCTGATACCCGGGTCCATCCCCACAACAACATCCCACCCACGGACCTGGCGAACCTCTGGCGGCTCGGTCACACACTTCTCAAAGTCCGGATAGATCAACCCACCCACGTCAACAAAGTCGCCGTGCTCCCGTGCGCGACGCCAAATATCAGACTGATACTGGCTAAGGGTGTACTCGACCTGCTCGTCGGTCAGCAGAGGGTTGTCACGCATCGAGCCCTTCACAACCGTGATTTCTGGTGACTCACGGTTGCGGTAAATGTCGCGCCTGATCCACCCCGTGTTCACCTTCAACGGGGTCATCGCGAACATCTCATACCCACCCATCCGCATGACACGAGTCACACACTCATCACGAATCTCCCTGGGGGGCGGCTCGTCATACCCAACCCAGTGCAACGTCGCACCACCGAACTTGTCGGCGTCCATCTCATACGTCTTAAAGCCAATCGTGCTGCCGTTCGCGAAGCGCAACACCCGGTGCTGCTTCTCGAGGGCCTTATCGAAGCTGCCCTCAAAGAGCTCATCAACGGGCGCCCACTTCCTGAAAGTGGGAAGGATCGAGTCGTACAACTTGTCGTTCGACGGAGCCACAATCCACCCATGCGCCGGCCCATCCACCCCAAACCGCTTATACGACTTCAAAACGTCGGGTAGGCACTCCACCCGCACACACTCGATGAGCGCTCTGACGACGAGGCTTGTCGTCTTGCCGAACTGGTTACCAGCAAACGCCGCAACAACCTTCGTCTTCGCTTCGAAGAAAGACCGCTGAGGATCGGAATGCGGCTCGAAGCCCTGCAACGGATTACGCTCGAGCAAGTCATTGAGCCGACGCAGAATGTCGACCACATCATCGTTCGCGAGCTCGGGCGAGTCCTGGATCAACTTCGTGTAATACGCAACCTGCTCAGCGACGTTCACTTTTACGCGGAGCCAAAGACCGCTTGACCTTTACCGGGTCGAAGCGCAAGGGCTGCACGTCATCACGCACGGCGTGAATGACCGCAGGAGCCGCCTCGAGCATCGCCCCAAGACCGCCTGCCTCCGAAGCCGAAGGCAGGTCGGGAACACCACCACCACCGCCACCACGGTTGGTGCTGTTCGCGCCAGCACGCAAAGACTCCAAAGCCGCAAGAACCACCGCCGTCTTAGTCGACCCACGCTCCCTCGCGTAAGCCGCCAGCCACTCATTCACCTCAACCGGCCAACGCATCGCAACCTGCACCAACTCAGCCATGAAACCTCCGTATAGCTCGATGCGTATAGCTAGCCCTCAGAGCTATACAAGTTGCGTATAGCTCGACGCTGGGAGCTATACAGCGCGCAGTAGGTAGGAGAA